AAGATGGGTGGTACAGCCAGTGCAAATGCTGTAGAAATTCTAAAGGAAGGAGCTGATTATTATGGCTCAAACATATTGTGAAAAATGTAAACATACTATGGATGAAGCTAACTTCTATACATATAAAGATGGTAGTAAAACCGAGCTATGTAAGAAGTGCCTTACAATGCACATAGATATGTTTAATCCTGAAACCTTTATGTGGGTTTTGGAAAAAATGGACGTGCCCTATGTCCCCGCGGAATGGGACTCGTTGCGCGATAAAGATATTGAAAAGAAAGGTATTAAGGCGACTGCTAGCGCGGTGTTCGGTAAATACCTGTCTAAAATGAAACTTAAACAATGGAAAGAATACGGATGGGCGGACACCGAGAGACTTCAAGCGGAGAGTGCGGAAAAGGCGGCGATCCGTGCAGAAGAGTAGGCAGCTAAAGACGCCTATTACTAGGAACAGCTGGATGCAGGCGCTATTAGTGAAGCGCAATACAAGACGCTAGTGAGCGGCAAGACGCAGCTCGACCGCGCTTATAATCAAGTTGCCACTGGACAGTATTTAGGAAATGATAATCCTTATAATGAAAACTTTTTTATGAACGAGTCAGAGCTCGCGGATCCGGGAGCTGAGCTGACGCAAGAAGATAAGGTTTACCTTGCTATGAAGTGGGGTCGCCTTTATAAGCCCGGTGAGTGGGTTGAACTTGAGCGCATGTATACGGAAATGACAAATTCGTTTGATATTCAAGATGCTGACTCTGAGGCAACACTGATTTTACTTTGCAAAACTAACTTAAAACAAAATCAAGCTATCGACTCTGGCGATATTGAAGGCTTCCAGAAATTATCTAAAGTCTCTGAATCTTTGCGTAAGACCGCTAAATTTACTGCGGCCCAGAACAAAGAAGCAAAAGGAGACTTCGTTGACTCTGTAGGTGAGCTTATCCGCCTTTGCGAAACAGAGGGCTTCATTCCTCGTTTCTGCACAGATATTCCACAGGATAAAGTAGATCTTACTCTCGCTGACCAAAAGGAATATATCCGTAAGCTTGTAACGCAAGACCTGGGCTTTGGCCAACAGATCGAAGATGCTATTAAGAAGATTCAGATCCAAAAGGAAATGAATGAGGCGGCAGACCGTGCGCGCGAAGAAGCGGGCGATAACTATATTGATCCTATTGATGAAATAGATGATGAGGATATGGCAGCATTCTTTGAAGAGAAGGCTGCGCAAAGCGATCAAGATGAGTCGCTGTTTAAGGACGGTGATAAATCCTTATGGCCTTAGCAGACTTAATGGAATTGTCCCAATCTAAGGGGCAAAAGAAAATTGGATTATCAGAAGAACGCGTTAGGGCGGCGTTGCCAGTAGTGCGGCAATACGTCGCCTATTGGCGCGAGTATCCTGATATGTTTGTGGAATTTTTGTGCGGCGATAATAAAGAAAACTTTTAGCTGTTTTTCTATCAGCGCCTATTCTTGCGCGCCGTTATGCGCCATAGATATGCGTATGCAACTTTCCCCCGTGCTTACTCTAAATCATTCTTATCAGTGCTTGTGTTAATGTTGCGCTGTGTGCTTTATCCTGGGTCTAAGTTATTCGTAACGACTGGTGGTAAGGAACAGGCGGCAGGCATTGCTAAAGAAAAATCAGACGAGCTTTGTAAACTTATTCCAGGTTTGGCAAATGAGCTAGACTTGACAAGAGGTAAAACTAAAACTAGTAAAGATAATATTGAGCTTATTTTTAAAAATGGATCTAAGCTAGATATCATGGCGGCAAGGCAGTCTTCGCGTGGTCGTCGTGCAACAGGCGGTCTAATGGAGGAATGTATCCTTATCGATCAAACGCTATTGAATGAAGTTATTATTCCTACAATGAACGTTGACCGTAGATTGGCGGACGGCACATGGCAGGAAAAAGAAACAGTTAATAAATCGCAGATTTATGTCACTACCGCGGGTTGGAAAAACAGTTTTGCTTATGAGAAACTTATTCAATTGCTTATTCAGTCTATTATCGACCCGAGTGAAGCGATTGTTATGGGCGGCTCTTGGCGCGTTCCGGTTATGGAGAAGCTGCTTAAAAAGTCATTCATTGAAGAACTTAAGCTCGATGGAACTTATAACGATAGCTCCTTCGCGCGTGAGTATGAATCAGAATGGAGCGGCGATGCGGAGAACGCATACTTCTCAGCTGAAAAGTTTGATAAACATAGACAGCTATTGCAGCCTGAATACTAGTATAGCGAGCGTAGCTCTAAGAGCGCATATTATGTACTAGGCGTCGACGTAGGTCGTAAGGGTTGTACCACAGAGTGTGTCGTTATTAAGGTGACGCCGCAGGCCCAGGGTTCGGCGCTTAAGACTATCGTTAACATCTATACCTGGGACGAAGAGCACTTTGAGCAGCAGGCTATTAACCTTAAGCGCTTGTTCTACAAGTATCGTGCGCGCGCTATTGCGATTGACGCCAACGGTCTTGGTATTGGTCTTATTGACTTCATGGTGAAGAATCAAACCGATCCAGAAACAAATGAATTGCTCCCAAATTTTGGAGTTGAGAATGATGATGAAGGATTTTATAAAAAATATAAGGACGGAGACACCGAAATAGATGCTATGTATCTAATCAAGGCCAATGCGCCCATTAACACCGAGGCGCACACCTACGTGCAGACTCAGCTTAGTAGTGGCAGAATTAAGTTCTTGATTGATGAGAACCAGGCTAAGGTTAAGTTAATGAGCACAAAGATGGGTTAGTCTATGGATAACAGCAAACGAGCTGATTATCTGATGCCCTTTACACAGACGACTATTCTGCGTGAGCAGATGCTGAATCTTGTAGAAGAGAACGAGGGTGTTAATATTATCCTTAAGCAATCTTCTCGTAGTATCAAGAAGGATAAATTCTCCGCTTTTGAATATGGCTTATATTATGTAAAGCAAGATGAAGATAGAAAGCGCAAGAAGAAAAAGCGTAATATTAGTGAGATGATGTTTTTCACTTCTAACTAAAAATTTTTAAGGACATTTTTGATAAATATGATTAACTTAATTTTTATATATATACAGTGAAGGAGGATTGGTATAATGAGAGCTTCTAGAGGCGAGATAAAAGTCGCAGAGATACTCACTGAAGCCGGTTTGTCTTTTACCGAAGAATATTCTTTCCCGGACTTGTTAGGTCATACCGGACGCCCGCTCCGCTTTGATTTTGCTGTGTTCGATGATGATGGTGAACTTGATTTCTTAATTGAATACCAAGGTATCCAGCATTACGAGCCCAAGTCAAAATTCGGCGGCATAGCAGGTTTACGCCAACAGCAGTATTATGATATGCAAAAACGCGAATATTGTAAGAAACATGGAATCATCCTTGTTGCAATACCTTACTTTGACGATCCGCGCCTAAACTATGACTACATAATGCATGCGGCCGGCTATTAAGTTTAGTATGAGTTGACTTGACCGAAAATTTTTCGTATAATAAGAGAGAAAGAAAAGAGGTGCATATCTTGATCAATCGAAGAGAAGAGATTAAAGCAAAGGGTTTTAAAATGACTCTTTCTAATAGCACCACAGATGCTGCTGAGCGTTCTATGACCGATTTTTCAAAAATTAAAGTCGGTTTGAAAACTTTAGAGGACGCGGTTATTGAGTTAGGTGATTATCGCAAAGCTAATCCGCGTCTCTCTGATAAAGCTGCTATTCTTCAAGCCATTAATAATAACGATATTGTGACAATGAGAGAGGTTTCCGCCTTTTTCTATCGCATCAGTGGTATTTATTCAAGACTTGTTAAGCACTTGAGTAATTTCTATCGTTACGATTGGTTGCTTACCCCTTTTGTTCCTGAGTCAACTAAAATGACTCCAGAACGAATTATTGAGCAAACTAATCGTGGTCTTAATGCCCTTGATGAATTTCAAGTAAAAAGATATTTCGGCCGAGTGGCGCGAGAGGTCTTAATTAAGGGTTGCTACTATGGATATCGTATCCAGAATGGCGATTCTTATCAAGTTCAAGAGCTTCCGCAAAACTATTGCCGCAGTAGATTTAGCGTTAAAGGTAAGCCAGCAGTTGAGTTCCACATGAAGTTTTTTGATGATCATTTTAAAGATGGTGAGCAAAAAATTAATGTGTTGAACTTATTCCCTAAAGAGTTTAGACAAGGCTACATTAAATATAAAAATGGAGAGTTGCCGCCTGCTTTTAAGGGAGATACTTCTGGCTGGTATTTATTAGATATTAATAGCACCGTAAAGTTTAATATTGGCGGCGTTGACTATCCATTATTTATGTCAGTTATTCCTCATATTATTGACTTGGATGCGGCACAAGATTTGGATAGAAAAAAGATGCAGCAAAAATTGTTAAAGATTATTATTCAAAAAATGCCACTCGATAAGAATGGCGATTTAGTATTTGATGTTGACGAAGCGCAGGAATTGCATAATAATGCGGTTAAGATGCTAGGTAAGGCCATCGGTATTGATGTGCTTACTACTTTTGCAGAAGTAGATGTTGCGGACTTAGCTGATAAGTCAAGCGTAACTTCTATTGATGAACTTGAGAAAGTAGAGCGCACAGTTTATAACGAATCAGGTACTGCTCAAAACTTATTCAACACAGATGGTAATATCGCTCTTGAAAAATCTATTCTTGACGATGAGGCAAGTTTGTATGATTTGATTTTACAATTCCAAGACTTTTTAAACGAGCTATTGGAACCCTTTAACAAGAACCCTAAGAAATTTTATCTTAGAGCACAAATTCTACCAACTACTATTTATAATTATAAAGATATGTCTAAATTATATAAAGAACATACTCAGCTTGGATATTCTAAGATGCTGCCGCAGGTGGCGCTTGGACAATCTCAAAGCACGATCTTGGCAACCGCTAAGTTTGAAAATGAGATTCTTGATTTGGTCAATGTCTTTATTCCCCCTATGTCTTCGAATACAATGAACTCTGATTCGTTGAAAAATCGCGGCAAGGGGTCAGATGGTGAAGAGAAGAAGGCAGGTCGTAAGGAAAAAGCTGACGACGAAAAATCAGAAAAGACCATCAAAAACAAAGAAAGTATGAACTAAGGAGAGGAGAAACCGATGAATAAATCAGTTCAAACGATAAACTCTCCAGAGTTTATCAATTTACAACCCTTAGATATCAACCCATTAATGAGCGCTTGTGAGATTAAAGTTCTTTATGTAGGCGGCAACCGCAATGGTTCCTTTATTACAAAAGAAGTTGCAACCGATATGGCCAAGACTCTTCGTGGTGCGCCTATTGTAGGTTATTACCGCAAAGATGTTGAAGATTTTGGTGATCACGGTCAACGCGTAATCATCGATGGTGATGGTATCAAATTCGAGTGCTTAACCGTTCCTTATGGTTTTGTAGCACCCGATGCCAAAGTTTGGTTCCAAGAATTTGAAGATACCAATGACTTTGGCGAAAAAACTGTGAGAGAATATCTAATGACTACTGGTTTCTTGTGGACGGGTCAGTTCCCGGAGTGCAAGTCGGCAGTAGAGGGCGAAGGCAAGCCGCACTCTATGGAGCTTGATGAAGCATCTTTGGATGGACACTGGGCTAGAGATACCAAAGGCATGGATTTCTTTATTATAAATGACGCAACATTTTCGAAGCTGTGCATTCTTGGCACCGATGTGGAACCTTGTTTCGAAGGTTCAAGCGTGAAGGCTCCTGAAGTTAGCGCGTCTTTTGCTAAGGTAGATGATGCCTTTAAGCAAACATTATTTAGCATGATGCGAGATTTACAATTCGCATTACAAGGAGGTCAGCAAATGGACGACACAACTATCGTAGTTGAGACTCCTGTTGTAGATCCTGCGGCCGAGCCTGTGACTGAGCCAGCAACGGAACCCGTTGCAGAACCAGCTACTGAGCCAGTGGCAGAACCTGCGCAAGAGCCCACTACAGACGATGGTCAGGGCGCCCCTGCTGCAATCGAGGATCCTGTTCCCGCAGAGCCTGCACAAGAGCCTGCTGAGCCTCAGGACCCCGTGACTGAGCCCGCCGCAGAGCCTGCAACAGAACCTGTTGTTGAGCCTACCGCAGAGCCAGTTGCCGAGCCTGCTCCTCAAGAGCCTGATCAATATGCGCAGTTAGAGGCTGCTCATGCTGAACTTCAAGCTCAGTATGACGAGCTTTCTGCTCAATTTACTGCCCTTCAGGCAACCAACGAGTCGCTTACCGCGCAAATCGCTGGTTTAACAGAGTATCGCGCTCGCATCGAAAATGCAGAAAAGGACGCAATGATTAAAAAGTTCTACATGTTGTCTGACGAAGACAAGCAAGATATTGTGGCAAACAAGGCACAATACACTGTAGAAGAAATTGAAGAAAAGCTTTCTGTGCTTTGCTTCAGAAAACAAGTTAGCTTTGGCAAAGAGCCTGAGCAACAGCCTGTTGTTACCTTTAATCTTGGTGACTTGGGCGCTTCTCAACCCGCATGGCTTTCTGCGGTTGAAAATTATAAGAAAAATAATTAAGGAGGACTTAAGAAATGGCTTTAATTAAGCGTATCGGTTATGGTCAGGTTGAGCCTAACCACCTTTCCGCTCAAAGAAATGGTCAAGTTTACGGTCAGCTTCCTGCTGCTGCAGACATTGAGGTTCTTGAGAATGGTCAGTTCGTAAAGTATAACTATGCTGAAGGTGTTTGTGACTTCGCAGGCGCCGGCGAGTGGATGCTCGTTCTTAATGAAGTAAAATTATATGACAGCTTCTGGAGAGAGTCTTACAAGGACTTCGCTATGAAGAAAGCTGATTATAACAAGGGTGTTATGACTCCCCGTGTTATGAAGACTATGCCTGGTGACATCTTCACTACTAACTGCATTGCTGGCAGCGAGACTGATGCTGGCGTTGAGATCGCAGTTAAGGATGTGCTTGGCATCAACGCTAAGGGCTATCTTGAGAAGGATGCCGCTGGCGATATCCAATTCCAAGTTGTAAAAGTATACACTATGCCTGACGGCCAACCCGGCGTTAAGGTTATGCGTATTAAGTAATAAAGG